TTATTTGGCGGAAGCGCAGAGATTCGAACTCTGGAACCCTTTCGGGTCGCCGGTTTTCAAGTCCGAAGAAAAATAAAGAAAAATCAGTACAATACGCAAAATAGCTGAAAAGTTAATCAGACTTAACACCAAGAAAAATCAAGATATTAGGGAGCTATTCAGAGTTAATATACCAAGTCTTTTTGCCAGAAAATTTTCTGGATTGCCTACTTACTGACCACAAGCGGCAAATCCAGTGTTGGGGTGATTTTGGTTTTACGATCGTAAATCAACACCTGATTTTCTGTTTTGTGTCCACTGAAAATTTGTTTGTCGCGACTGCTGCCTTCGTAATCTGAAATCCCTTTGGCTTTTATGTCATGGAAGTTGCATCCAAACGGAACGCCGGCTTTTTGCTCGGCTGCACGTTTAGCCTGATTCCACCAGTTGTTCAGCGTCTTGGCTATTACCTTCCCGCCTTTGGTTGTGTTGATCACATACTCGCATGTGCCGGAAGATACATTTCGGGCTAACTGGATCGCCGTACGTAATCGCGGAGACCATTCCTTGATTTGTTTAGTGCCGGTCTTGTTTTGCTCAATGTAAATCCCTTTATCCATAATATCCTGCCATTTCAGCTCGAGTACATCACCGAGCCTTGCCGCACAAAGATAGGATATCTCCATTGCAATACGTAACTGTGGAATTGCTTCCGCATATATTGCAGCATACTGTTCATCGGTGATGTAAACAGTACGGGCTTTAAGTGTGAATTTTCTGACTCCTTTGCATGGATTATTTTTCACATACCCACGCTCATATCCCCATCCGTATACACGGCTCAGACTTGCCAGTTCATGGTTTGCCTGGGTCTTGCTCTCAAGTCCTCGCTTATCCATGAAAATTCTTACCTGTTCAATTTTTACATTATCAGCAAGCACTTTTCCGAATACTGCTAACAATGCCCTTTGATGTTGCCGATAATCTTTTTGGGTTCGGGGGGCCAGTTCTGTAAATGCAGGGGAGTCCATAAACATGTGCCATAATTTAGCTACTGTCATTATGTTGTGGAGTTTTGCTTTTTCCAGCTCATAATTTTGCCAGACTTTAGCTACGCTGGTTTCCCGCACTCTTCCGAGCCCTATAGTTCTTGTGCTTCCTTCGGGTTTCCATACGTAACTGTAACCATTCGATCTAACACGCGGTGGTAGTGCATTATCTTTTTTGTTTTTTCTTGGTCTTCCCATTGTTCAGCGCCTCAAAATCGGGTTCAGCGGAAACCAGTTCAGGTGCTTTTGGCATCGTAGTCAGTCCGTGTGGAATATCCCTGCGAAGAACTATTGGTTCGTTTTTAGGACCGATTACAAATGGGATACCGTGCAGCCTTAACTGGTGTTGCTGTTTTGTGTATCGCTCGTATTTCGTGATCTCTTGAATCTCTGCTGGCGATAGAGTTAATTCGTACATGTGGTCACGTGCCTTACAGCATGACCGCCGCCAATATAATTCGGGGACGGCGATCAGGGGTGAACATTAAAAATCAACCGGATTCGGGATCAGTTTTTGCCAGATTGCTGAAACGTATTTTGCCTGGTGACGGGCGTCATCCAGTGCATTGTGGCGCACGCCTTCGAATGGAATAACGGTTCTGGCATCAAAGTCGATTGTTTTTCCCAGCTCAACGATTGTGCGTACATCGCGATCGTTGTGGTAGCGCCACGGGCAGGGGATGTCCAGACGTTCGTATGAGGTGCGCAAAATTGCGTTATCGAAAGTTGCACCATTACCCCATACCTGAACGAATTTTTCATCTGAGTATTCGTTGATGAACTCCCGAAACCGCGAAAGGGAATCCTTCAGTTTTACCTGGCCTGTTAAAATGGCAGCTCTGGCTTCACTGGACTGCTTCAGCCACCATTTGATGGTTCCACCGTCAGGAACAGCCCCTGTATTCATTGCGTCAGTCAGACTGATAACGATATAAAATACTGGCCCGATTTCCCCTGTTTGTGGGTCGAAGAAAACCGCACCAATAACCACGATGGGCGCATTGGTGTTGGTTCCCATTGTTTCAAGGTCGATCATCAGGTGGTACCACACTCTGCTGGTGGATGTGATAACGTGATGACCGTTCACCGCAATTAAGGGATCTGCCGTCCCGCCAGTTTCATTATCGCTGGCGTGGTCCTGAGCGCTGCCAGCATTCTCCTTGTGTGGATGTTCAGCGCCTTCCATTTCCTCCGGATCATTTTCCTGAACTTCAACCTGATTCTCTTCATCGAATGTTTCCTGGTATGTTGCGTCGCCCATCACCGCGCCACAATCAGGGCAGTTGCCGCCACCGCTCTGACCGCAGGCGGTGCAGACTTTTTTCGGTTCCTGTTGCGCTACTGGCTCAGGTTGTTTCGTTTCTGGCTCGTTTTGTAACGCATTTTGGCTGTTTTGTTCCGTTTCTTGCTGGTTCTGGTTTACAGAATCGCGGGTCTGGATCCCCTTAACCCATTTCGGATCATTCGGGTCGCTAATCCCTGCAACAAATTCTCCGCGAGAGGCAGCAAGCAACTTATCGGCGTCAGGCTGGCTGATATTGGCTGCCTGCATAATTTTGTTTACTTCGTCAGCGGTAACTTTTACCGGCTCTGGTTGTGCGGTCGTGTCAGATGCACCAGTATTTTGTTGTGAACCTGAGTATGTACTGTTTTTGCGGGCGAAATATTCTTCTTTCGTGATTTCAGTAGCCCCGGCAGCCAGCGCCTTATCCAGACCAGAAAGTTTGTTTGCGCGACCGTATTTTTCGCCATCCTTGTCGGTGAAGAGGAAGTAGAACGGCCCCTCACGCTCTACAGATGGTTCGACTTCCACTTTGCATTCGGTTTTTTCGTTGTCCGGAATTGCCGTTTCCACTGCATCAGTTTCTGGTACTGGCGACGAGAGAGTATTAGCTGCGCCCTGATTTGTTCCTTCGTCATCTTCAAACACGCCCTTTGTAGTCAGGTATTCAGTGATGTATTTGTTCAGTGCCACGGGATCTTTGTGAATGTCGATCGGTCGTTCACGGACAAGGCCAAAAATAGTCTGGCGGCTGTAGCGAAGCGCATCAGGCTGTTTGCGCATTGATGCGGAGATGCGCTTCCAGTCTTCGCGATCTTTGTCGATAACTTCATTTTTTGCCCAGCGATGGATGCTGCCGTCAATGTTTCCGGCATTAATATCGCCAGGCCAGAGAGCGTAGGCCAGTTCTTCATCCAGCGTTTTCCATGTCTGCTTGTATTCGCGACGAATGGCGGCAGTGACTGGGTTGATTTTTCCTGCTGAGTTTTCAGTGTTCTGTTGATTGACTCTGGCGCTGGCGAGATCAACAACAGACGTGTATTTTCCAGTCTCTTTGCGCTCTGCGTCCTGCCGTTTTTTCCAGTTACGTAATTCAGCCTGAATTTCGGGCCATTTGGCACCCGGATTACATTTGTGTTTAACCCATCCGATAGCGAACAGTTTGCGTTCCGGATACATAGCGTTAATTTCAGGCGTTTTCATCAGTGCTTCAACGATATGCCCGTCAAAGGTAGCAACGTCTTCCTGCAGTAATTCCTGCGCGTCAATCGCCATATCAACGGTGATGTTTTCACATGTACCGAACTTAACCAGGACCGCGTTCTGTACTTCAAGGGACAGCTTGTCAAAATTGACGTTCATCGGATCGGATTCTGGTTCGACCGGAATAAAGGAAGCGGATTCCTCATCCCAGCGGTTTTCCTGCATATATTCGGTATCCCAAGAGTCGATAGCAGGGCGGGGCATGCCGGGTTTATCCTCGCAGACAAGAAATTTATAAGCGCAGTCCTGAGCAGCCGGATATTGCTCCAGGAATTGCCAGGTAAATTTGGCACGGGCGCGGCGTTCGTCACCGGCTTCAATGGCAGTGGCTACAGCAACTGCACCTTCTTCCTTTATTGCCTGTTCGTCCGGAATGGCGGCGCAAATAAAAACTTTACTCATTTTGTTTTAACCTCATTACAGATTTAATGGTGAACAAATCCCTGCCATTGCTGGCATATAAAAATGAAACCGGATATTAATTACGGTGCTGTTTTAAGTCCTGCCGGGATTTCGTTATTGTCCATGCGAATAACTTTATCAACCGGATAACAGTTGCCGGGAATTTTCTGTTCCGCTGCGGCAGCCATGCATTCTTTCATTGAGTCATGTATACCAATAACAAGATCGACTGGTTCGCCTGTATTAAGAAAAACTGTCAGAACGAGTGCAAATGCTGTATTCATTGGCAGCGTCCTTTTTGCATCAGGCGTAAACGGGCCAGCATTGAAACAATGCATATTTGATTTAATAGCTCCCGTTCGTGTTTTCTCTTATTAATGGCATCTTCAGTAAATACAGGGTTACTGATTCTGACACCAATTTCAAAACAACCTTCAGACGTATTAACGTTTGGTAATAACGTTTCCATTATCGCGTCCTCAACAATGAATTTTGTGATACGGTGCCTGGTGCCTCCAGGTGACGTTAACCAGTTAACAATTAACGCCGGATACAGAGAACCCACCCATAAGAACCAATACGGAAGTCAACTGGCCTTTTTAACTGTTCCGCGTGCGCTTAGCCGCATTCACCGCATCGCAAAATTCACTTTAAAAAGGGCGGACATCAGCCAGCAATTAAACTGATGCCGCCAAAGGTCTCACACAAGCCTCAACATGGAGATGTTGTGGCGGGGTTGTCACTCAGGCGTATGGTCAACCTGACAACCCGGTGCCACCAGTGGGGGTAAGGATAACCCCGCCATACTTACCGCCGCGCCATTTCGCGGGGTGCCACAACCGGAAGCGCACGGTCGA